AGCATTAACTGCTACAACAGTTACAGCTAGTGGTATTGTAAAAACAGACGACACTACTGAAGCAACTTCTACAACAGATGGATCATTACAAACTGATGGTGGATTATCTGTAGCAAAAGATGCTGTACTTGGTGATGATCTTAAATTATTAAGTGACTCTGCTGTATTAAGTTTTGGTGCAGATTCAGATACAACTTTAACACATACTGATGGAACGGGTTTAACTTTAAATAGCACTAACAAACTTCTTTTTAGAGATACTGGTTTATATATTAATTCATCTACAGATGGTCAATTGGATTTAGTAGCAGACACAGAAATACAAATTGCTGCAACAACAATTGATATTAATGGTGCTATTGCAATGGATGGTGCTATTACTGGCGCTACTAACATTACTTTATCAGGTGAACTAGACGCAGCTACTTTAGATATTTCTGGTAATGCAGATATAGATGGAACTTTAGAAGCAGATGCTATTACAATTAATGGCACAGCTATTGGTTCAATCTATGGTGCAGTCGCAGGAAGTTCTAGTATTGTTACAACAGGTGCTTTAGATTCTGGATCAATTACTTCAGGATTTGGTAATATTGATACAGGATCATCTACAATTACAACTACAGGATTAATTACTGGTGGTTCATTAGATATTGATAATGTTTTAATTAATGGAACAACTATTGGTCATACTGATGACACAGATTTAATTACATTAGCGGATGGTGTTGCAACAGTTGCAGGAGAAATTTCAGTAACAACATTAGACATTGGTGGAACAAATGTAACAGCTACAGCAGCAGAAATTAATTTAATAGATGGTGGTACTTCAAGAGGTACTACAGCAGTTGCAGATGGAGATGGTTTACTTGTAAATGATGATGGCACAATGAGAATGACTAATGTCACAACATTAAAAACATATTTTCAAACAGGTGTTACAGCTTCAAGTATAGCAGCAGATGATGTTTCTGCTGGTGATGCAGCGGTTACGATTGGTAATGGAAGTACATCAGCAGATGTGACAATTGATTCTGGTGATGACGTTGTAATTGATGCAGCAGGTGGAAATGTAGAATTTAAAGACGCTGGTACATTACAACTATCTTTAGATATGGACGGTACTGCAGGTGTTCAAATTATAAAATTAGGTGTTGATTCAGATGACTTAGTATTCCAACAATACGATGGTAACGAAGTCATGAGAATTAATGATAATAGAAAAGTATGTTTCTATGACGATGGTGGAGAACATATTTCTTCAGATGGAACTGATTTTACTTTTGCATCTGGTAATGACATTAACTTAACTGCAACAACAGACATAAATGTTCCAGCAAACGTTGGAATGACTTTTGGTAACGACGCTGAAAAAATTGAAGGTGATGGAACAGATTTAACAATTTCAGGAAACAATATTAATCTTACAGCTACAGCAGATGTTGTTATTCCAGCTAACGTTGGAATTACATTTGGTAGTGGCGAAAAGATTGAAGGTGATAGTACAGATTTAACAGTTACTTCTGGTGCTAAAATTAATTTAACAGCTACATCAGATGTACATATTCCAAATAACGTTGGAATAGTTTTTGGTGGTGATTCAGAAAAAATTGAAGGTGATGGTACAGATTTAACTATATCAGCAAACAATTTAACAGTTGACGCTGCTGCTGATATTAATTTAGACGCTGACGGTGCGGATGTTAATATTAAAGATGGTGGCACAACAATATTATCATTTACAAATAGTTCTAGCGACGCTGTAATAACTGCAGGTGTACAAGATAAAGATATTATATTTAAAGGTGATGATGGTGGATCAGCAGTTACATCTTTAACTTTAGACATGTCAGCAGGTGGTATAGCTACTTTTAGTGCTGCAGCTAATGTGGCTCAAGGAGCATTAACATCATCATCGAACGCTGTGGCGTGGGACGCTTCTGCTAAACCAAACGCATACCATCAGACATCAGAAAATACGACTTTCTCTGCACCAAGTAATGCAGTTGAAGGAGCATTTATTTGTATAGAAATTAATTACAATGGTTCTCATAGTATTGGTTGGAACACGGTATTTGAATTTGCCGCTTCAACTGAAGCAACGGAGACAGCAACAGACGGAAAAACTGATATCCATGTATTCCGGTACAATGGGGCTGTTTGGCAAGAAGTAGGTAGAACATTAAATTTAGCTGAGAGTTAATAGGAGATAATATGTGGGGATTAGTAGAATCAGGATCAATTACAAAACTTATAACTAAACCAAAAGGTTTAGTTATTGGTGATGTTCGTCATTCAAGAAAAATATTTGAATTATGGAGCAAGTCTGAACTAGAGGCTATTGGAATTTATGAAGTAGAATTTGATAACACTAATAAAAAAGATGACCAATGGTATATCAATACCAATCAATCATTTGCTTTTGCTGGTGGAAAAATTACAGCAAGCTATGGTAGCGCAACAGCTAAAAAACACGCAGATACTTTATTTACAGCACAAGATGAGACAGATGGTTTAGGTACTGAAGGAGAAGTTAAAACTAGAGGATTAAAATATAATTTAATTCAACAAATTAAAAAAGAGGCTGCAGGAATACTACAAGATACAGATTGGTATATAGTTAGAAAAGCAGATGCTGGAACAGCAGTGCCATCTTCAATTACAAATCATAGAGCAGCGGTTAGAACTAAATGTGCTGAAATGGAAACTGCAATAACTAATGCAGCAGATACACCAGCTCTTGAAACTTTATATACAAGAAATGAAAATAGTGTAAGACCATTAGGTGATCTGCCAAGATTGGATTCGTAATGCCTTTAATTTTACCAGGCAATGTAGCTTCAGCTTTAGGTGGTGCTTACGAAGTAGATAATTCTTGCAGATTTGACGACGGTAGTTCTGCATGCATGAGACAAACATTTTCAGGCACAGCAACTGCAGCAAATAAACTTACATTAAGTTTTTGGATTAAAAGATCATCATTTCAACTTGGTACTAATACTCAAGCTATTTTAAATACTGAAACAGGAAATTTAGAAGAAATGATTAGATTTGATGAATATGATAGACTTCATATATTTACACAAAATAGTGCTGGTGCTGGAACATCAAGCGTAAAACCAAGTTACCAGTTCAAGGACCCCTCCGCCTGGTACCATATCGTTGTCGGCATAGACACAACACAAAGCACCGATACGGACAGATTTAAATTCTGGGTTAATGGTTCAAGATTAACTGTTTTTACCACAACAAGTTATATATCGCAAAATTATACTTTAAGATTAAATACAGCAGTTGAACATGAATTTGGAGTTAGAAAAAACGGTGCTTTCCTTGATGCATACATTGCAGAATTAGTATATATCGATGGACAACAGTTGGATGCAGATCAATTTGGAGAATACGATGATGACAGCCCACGAATTTGGAAGCCTATCGATATTAGCGGACTTACGTTTGGAAATAATGGTTTCTATTGTGACTTTGCTGATAGTGGAGATTTAGGAGATGATGAAAGTGGAAATGGAAATGACTTTACAGAAGCTGGTCTAGCCGCAACAGATCAAACTACAGATACTCCTACTAACAATTTTTGTGTTTTAAATCCTTTAGATAACTATTATCAAAGTGCAACTTTTTCAGAAGGAAATTGTAAATTACTAACTGCTGGCTCATCAAATACTGCACCCACTACTGCAACTTTTGGATTAACTGCTGGGAAATGGTATTGGGAAGCAAAATTTGTTTCTGATTCACAAGGAAGTAGTTATGCTGTAATTGGAATTGAGGGTAATCAAGTTACAGGAGCTTTAGATGCTTTGTTAGAAGGAGCTAATGTATCTTATGGATTATATTTAAACGATGGAAAAATTTGGACAAATAATAGTTCTAATGATCATGGAGCACATGTAGATTTAAACTCAATAATTGGTGTAGGATTAGATTTAGATAACAACAGAATTTATTTTAGTAAAGATGGAAATTGGGGAGACGGTTCTGGAAATTGGGATGAATCTACTCCTAATAATTTTTTAGCCGTAACTGATCCAGCAAGTGTACCTTTAGATGCATATTTTCCAGCACATGGAGATTGGAGTAGTGGAACAATAGGTTGGGAAGTTAATTTTGGTAATCCTGTTCATAGTATCTCATCTGGAAACAGTGATGCTAATGGCTACGGGAATTTCGAATTTTCCGTGCCTTCGGGTTATCTTGCGTTATGTACAAAAAATTTAGGAAGTAATGGAGGTTAAATGGCTGCTTATACTTCAATAGATAATCCAGAATTATATTTCCAGACTAAGCTCTATACCGGAAATAATACTGATGGTAATGCAATTACTTTAGATGGTGATGAAAATCTGCAACCGGATTTTTTATGGATTAAAGATAGAACAAACGCAAACTCACATAGAATTTATGATTCTGTTAGAGGTGTAAATGCCGCTTTAATTTCTAATAGCACCGCAGCAGAAGATCAATATGCTGATTTTGGACAATTAGAAAGTTTTGATAGTGATGGATTTACTGTTGGAGCTGGTAATACAAATGGAAATGGAACAAATCAAGCTAGTGCAAATCATGCAGCTTGGTGCTGGAAAGAATCTGCAACTGCTGGGTTTGATATAGTTTCATATGCCGGAAATGGTGCTGAAGGAAGAGATATTTCGCATTCACTTTCAGCAGTTCCTCATGTAATGATAGTTAAAAATAGAACTAACGCTGTAAAATGGGCTGTGTATCATCATAAAAATACAGCAGCACCAGAAACAGACCATTTAGTATTAGATACGACTGCGGCAACTTCTGATGACGATAGTACATGGGACGATACCGCACCTACGAGTTCAGTATTTCGTGTTAAAGGAAGTACAAGTGTTAATGGAAGTTCTGCAAATTATATTTCTTATTTATTCACGGCTAAACAAGGCTACTCAAAATTCGGGTCCTTCACCGGCAGTGCCAATGCTGATGGGCCCTTTATTCACACCGGTTTTCGGCCGGCTTGGATTTTATTGAAAAATGCAGGTGCCACACAAGGTTGGAATCCATATGACAATAAAAGAGCTGGGTTTAATCCTAATAATTACAGATTAGTGGCTAATACAAATGAAGCTGAATATACAAGCGATATTCTTGATATTCTTAGTAATGGATTTAAAATAAGAAGTAATGGAGAATGGGCTAATGGATCAGGACACACACTAATTTATATGGCTTTTGCAGAGCAACCATTCGTAAATTCAAATGGAGTACCGGCTAACGCGAGATAATTATGCTACAAAAATTAAGATTTCAACCAGGATTTAATAAACAAGTCACAGCGACGGGTGGTGAAGGCCAATGGGTTAGTGGTGATTATGTTCGTTTTAGATATGGTTCACCTGAAAAAATAGGTGGTTGGGCACAGTTAGGGGATGTAACTTTAACTGGTAGAAATACAGCTTTACACCATTTTGTTAATGCATCTGGTATTAAATACGCAGCCCTTGGAACAAATAGAATGTTATATGTATACTCTGGAGGAGCTTTCTATGACATTACTCCTATTAAAGCTACAACAACTTTAACTAGTGCTTTTACAACAACACAAAGTGATGCAACTGTTACGTTAACTTTTTCATCTGCTCATAACATTTCTAAGTATGATATTATTTATTTAGACAGTTTTACAGCTATTACTAACTCTAATTTTAGTTCTAATGATTTTGATGGTAAAACTTTTATGGTAACATCAATTCCAAGTTCAACAACATTAACAATTGAAATGGGATCAGCTGAATCTGGATCAGGGGCAAGTACTTCTGGTGGAATAAGAGTTCAGCATTATTATCCAATTGGACCAGCAACTGAGGCATCAGCCGCTGGTTGGGGATTAGGATTATGGGGTGGTACTGTTGCGGGTGAAGCAACATCAACCTTAGATGGTGCTTTAACAAATTCTTCAAGTAGTATTGTTCTTGATGATTCATCTGCTTTTCCTGCATCAGGAACAGTTGTAATAGATGATGAAAGAATTGCTTACACTTCAAACACTACAGGTACTGGAACTTTAGGAGGATTAACTAGAGGATCAGACAACACGACAGCGGCATCACACTCTGATGCAGCAACAGTAACTGATGCTTCTGAGTATACTAAATGGGGTGCATCGCAAACAGGTGATATTATAACAGCTCCAGGACTTTGGTCCTTGGACAATTATGGAAATAAATTAATTGCAACTATCGTTGATAGTGCAACTTTTTCATGGGATTCAGATGCATCTGGTGCAACATCTACAAGAGCAACAATACTTGCAAATGCACCAACAGCAGCGATACAAACATTAGTATCTACACCTGATAGACACTTAGTATTTTTTGGAACAGAAACTACAATTGGCACAACATCGACTCAAGACGATATGTATATTAGATTCTCGGACCAAGAATCAATTGATGCAACAACATCATATACACCTAGTGCAACCAATACTGCTGGTACACAAAGACTGGCTGACGGAACACGAATTGTTTCAGCTATAAGAGGTCGAGACGCAATTTATGTTTGGACTGATACATCTCTATTTATTATGAGATTCGTTGGTGCTCCATTTACTTTCTCGTTTCAACAAGTTGGAACTAACTGTGGATTGATTGGTAAGAATGCAGCCGTAGAAGTTGATGGTTCTGCTTACTGGATGTCAGAAAATGGTTTTTTTAGATACACTGGTAAACTAGAATCTTTAGCATGTTTAGTAGAAGATTATGTTTATGACGATCTTAATACGGTTCCTAAAAATCACATATATGCAGGATTAAATAATTTATTTGGTGAAGTCACATGGTTTTATCCAGGAAGTGGTGCTGCATCTAACAATAGATCAGTTACTTATAACTATATGGATTCTACACCTGAGCGACCAGTATGGACTACAAGTTCACTTTCTAGATCATCTTGGTTTGACTCATCTATATTTGGAAAACCACACGGTACTGAATATGACTCATCTGCTACAAGTGATGCAACAGTTGGAAATACTGATGGTGTTACAACTTACTTTGAACACGAAACAGGACAAGATCAAATTAAAGCAGGAACAAGAACTGGTATTTCAGCAAGTATTCAATCAGGAGATTTTGATATAGCAGCTACACAAGGTGGAGCAGATTTAAGAGGTGATGGTGATTACATGATGAAAATTAGAAGAGTGCTTCCAGACTTTTTATCTCAAACTGGAGATGCAAGAGTTACATTAAATTTAAAAAATTATCCAACAGATTCAGAAGCTAGTTCTTCATTAGGACCTTTTACATCTTCAACAACAACAACTAAAATAGATACACGTGCAAGAGCTAGAGCCATAGCTTTAAAAGTAGATAACACTAGTACTAAACAACACTGGAAGCTTGGCACTTTTAGATTAGATATACAAGCGGATGGTAGAAGATAATGATAGATAAAAGAATTAATTATAGATACGGTGGTGATACTATGGGTAAAGATACAAGCCCTAGTAGAGGCCCTGCTGGAGGAGCATCATCTGGTGGAAATTATGGTGGTAACACTGGCGGCCATCGTGGAGGAGGAGCTGACAGAGATCCTCCACCAGCACCTAGACCTGCACCTAAACCTGCACCTACACCTATTTACAAAGATCCAGATCCAATTACAGAAGTTGTACCTGGAGATGTGACACCTAAAAAAACATATACACCAGAAATTCGTAATATCCATAAAGATACAGGTAAAGAAAAAGAAGCTTACGAAATGGTTGGAGGCGTTGAAGTTCCTTTAAGTATGAGAGGAGTTAAAGGTGTTGATCCAAGAGAAGATCCAGAACAATATTTTGAAGACCCTACTAAAAAATCAATAGACGATGTCATGACAAAAGATGAATCTACGTTGACTAAAGAAGACAAAGAAATAATTGAAGACTGGGAAGGAGCACAAGACTGGAATTTAATACAAGATATGGTTGATAAAGGGTATAATTTTGAAGAAATTAAAAATGTAGTTAATAAAGGATTAACATTAGAAGCACCTACAACTGATACTCGTAGACAAAATTTAATTAATTTTGGATTAAGAAGTATAATTCCAGAAACAAGATTGGAAAAAAGTCTTTTAAATAGAATGAAAAGTTTTGTACCAGAAGCTAGAACAGGGGTTAGTAATCTTACAGATAAAATGGGAGGTCTGGGTAATTTTTTTAATCCTGCAAAAATGTTTTCAAGTTATGTGTTTAATAAGATGGGACTAGGTATGCTTAATCCCATTTTAGGTATTGCATCTTTATTTGGTTTTAATCCATTTAAAAATTTAGGAACAGGATATGCTGGTGTTCCTCCTAAAAAATCTGATATTCCTACTGAAAGAGATGGTCCAGAACAACCTCAAAATGTTATGCAAACAAGTATTAAAAAATTTCAACCAACAGACCAACAAACAGCTCAAATAAATGAGATAATGAGAAAAAGAATGATACTACAAGGGTATGCAGATAAAGGAGCTTTAAATGAAAGAGGTATGAATACCTTAACACAAATGAATCAATTGATAAATCAATATCAAGTGAGTCCAGAGAGTATATTTAGGATTTAATATGGCTAGAATAGTACAATCATTAACACAACCACTAGAGAAATACGATCAACAAATACAACAATCATTTGTAAGAGATGTTGATAGTATAGTACAAAAATTAAACACTTCTTTTCAACAAGACTTGAAAGAAGAAGCAGAGGCGGAGGCTTATTTCTTTGGCTAATACATTTGTAAACAAAAAGAAGGATTTAACTAGTAATAGTGCTACTACATTGTACACTGTACCTAGTGCCACAACAGCTGTTATTAAATCTATAATAGTGTCTGAAGATTCAGGAAATGCTGATACTATAACAGTGACTATAACGGACACAGATGACGCTGTTTTTAGCCTATTTAAGACTAAATCCATATCTGCTAATGGAACATCAGAATTGCTATCTCAGCCTTTAGTGGTTGCAGAAAGTGAAGTAGTAAAAGTAACCGCAGCAACAGCTAATAGACTACATGTCGTGCTTTCTGCGCTTGAAATTAAACCTAGAACAGTTACATCATAGGCTTGATTTAATTATGAAAAACAAGTATTATTACAAACCCAGGTTAAATTCCTGCTCTTTAAAAATTAACACATAAAAATTATGGCTATAGATAGAACAGGAATATCATCATTACAATCAGGTGCAGGAGAAATTACCTATTCAGGTAATGAAGGACCTAAATCTCCAGATCAACAATTAATGGCTCAAGCTGATCCTATGATAATAGAAATGTATCAACAATACGTTTTCGAATTAAAAGAGATGCGTCCAGAAGCTACGCCAATGTCATTTCAACAATTTATACAACAAATTATAGCAGAATCAAGAATAGAAAATGCTGATGGTGGAAGAGCTGGTTATCAAGGAGGTCAATTAGTTAGACCACCAGGAATGACTGATGAGGAATGGGAGAGATACATGTTTGGAATAAAAGGTCATAGACCTTTAAGTTCACAATCTCCATATCTTTCTGTTCATGCTGATGGTGGAAGAGCTAATTTTCTATATGGTGGTGGAGCAGATCGAATGCCAACTGAACCAAGACTCATGGGCAATCCTCCAGTTATGGAAGAAATAGAAAACATGAGAGAATTTAAAATTGCAAATCCTAACATTGAAGATATTGCAGATTACAAAGGTTATTATGAGAGATTAAAAAGATTAGAAGAACTAAAAAGATTAATGCAAGGTGTAAGATCTGAGCCTATGGCTTATGGTGGATCAGCAAACCCTACATACACTCAAAAAAGAAAACAAAATTTAGCTTATGGTGGTATTGCAGGAGTCGATGGTAGAAAAAGATATGGTATTGGATCATACTTTCAAAAAGCTAAAGACAAATTTGTAGACGACATTATTCCAAATGAAATTAAAGATAATCCTATTTTATCATCAGTTGTAGCTGGTGCTTTATTAAATCAGTTTGGGATTCCATTTACTGGAACACCAGGAGATAGAATGGGACAGAATTGGTTAGGAGAATTATTAGGTGGTAAAGATTTAGTATTTGGCCCTGGTGGAGAAGGAACTGTTTCACCTAACCCAGTTGGTGGCTTAGATCAATTAGCTAAAGACATTGGCATAACTGGAACTGAAGGAGTATATACAGGTACAGGTGGCGGTGGTGAAGATAAAAGTTCTTTTCTTAATACTATTTTAACAGGTGCAACAGCAATTCCAGGAAAAATTGGAGATGTTGCAAGTGATATAACAGGATTAATAACAGGTTCAAACTTTGCAAATTGGCTAGGCACACCTAGTAACATTGCTGGTCAACAAGTTAATTGGAAACAACCTCTTGCAATAGGTTTAGGAATAGGAGCTTTAGATAAATTAACTCGTAA